CCGTCTATTCTTTCAACAGCAGGCAGGCCTCCGTCACGATGGCGCCTGCCTTTTTTCCACCACTGTTTGCCGCCGTCTGGCCACTCAATGGCGGGCAAGTCATGGTCACGATGGAGAAAATTGTCTACGTTACGCCAGTAGGTCGTTCCGTCGGCGTCGAGGGATACTTTGTTTCCTGTGTTGTTGTCCATTGATTTAATCTACAGGGAATTGGATTAAATGTCAATAGGGGAATCCTCTAGCGTTAACGCAGGCCATTTAGTTTCCACTTCCGAATGCCGTCCACCCACCATTCCTTACGGCCGTCTGCATATTCGATGGCAGGCAGTCCGTCGTTACGGTGGAGGCGTCCGTCTACCCACCATTCCTTGCTTCCGTCTACCTGCTCGACGGCAGGCAAGTCGTTGTCACGGTGGAGGAATCCGTCTACCCACCATTCCTCGGCTCCACTTGCCCATTTGATGGTGGGCAGGCCGCCGTCACGATGGCGAACACCGTTTACCCACCATTCCTTGCCGCCGTCTGCGTCTTCAACGGCGGGTAGTCCGCAATCACGATGGCGCTTACCGTTTACATGCCATTCTTTACTACCGTCCGCCCGCTCGACGGCAGGCAATCCACCTTCACGATGGCGTTGCTCGTTTTCGTTATACCATCGAACGGTCCCGTCGGGAAGGGCTACCTTGTTTCCTGTGTTGTCCATTGATTTAATCTACAGAAAAGTGGATTAAATGTCAATGGGGGAATCACTCTATATAACTATCTACCCACTCAGCAACAGACAAGCCGCCGTCACGATGTTTTTTGCCGTCCACATACCACTCCCTGCTTCCGTCTGACCATTCGACAGCGGGCAGTCCACCATCGCGGTGATACTGACCGTTTTTGTACCAAAACTTACAGCCACTTGCCCACTCAATCGCAGGCAGGCCGTTGTCACGGTGACATTGGCCGTTTTTGTACCACTCCTTACCGCCGTTTGCCCACTCAATCGCAGGTAGGTCGTCGTCACGATGGCGAACACCGTTTACCCACCATTCCCTATGTCCGTCTGCTTGCTCGACGGCGGGCAGGCCTCCGTCACGATGGAGTTTTCCGTTTCCGTCAACCCAACGGATAGTCCCGTCCCATTCTATTTTATTTTCTGTGTTGTCCATTGACTCAACCTATTTAGTATCGTTATCCCTAGAAGAGGGATACTAGCTTAACCAAATCGCCCTGCGTCTTGAGTAGGAGCCAAGACTTCTTGGTCAACAGATGGTACGACCGACTCGACTCGTTAAGGTTGAACTGCTTTTTGAACTCCAACTTTTCCGAAACCTCTGCCAGCTCCTTCTCTACAAGAAGGAGACAATTCTTTACAGCCTTTTCAAACTTGTTTTCTGTGTTGTTGTCCATTGATTTAATCTACACACAATCGCATTAAATGTCAATCTTAAATCGCATCGGTCGTCTAGGTCTATTTAGCAAACCCCAGAGGCCCACGCCTCGGCCTCGGAGTCTCCCCGAAGCTCTGAGTCGTAACTGACCGATTCGAGCCCTTGCTCACCGGTCTCTGGGTTTTGAGCCCAGGTGTCCCGGTGCTTCGAGACTAGACAATGTCGACACACTGTATGAATCAGTACTCCACCCCCATGCCCTCTAATACCGGGGTTCGCGGCGTCACCACCGACGAGACTATGAGGACTGCCCCAACTATGAGCAGAGCGCTCGCATTCCGGCTCATCCGGGTGCAGAGTAACTGTCTCACTGAGAGATTGTCCAGTCTCCTCGCATCGGGCTTCTACGCGAATGTAGAGCGTCGATTCACCGACCTCGTCGTCCTGTGGGTAATTGGCGCGGTCCACGTTTGTGACTGCGTGTGACAGCGCGTCAGACAAGCAATCTAGGTCGACCGTTTCATATTCGTTATTCTCTTCAAACAATGTAAAATTCATATCTACTCCCCCCGCTCTAGAGCGATTTGTAAATCGATTGATTCTTGGGCTGTAACTGTTTGGTCGGCAATCCATCTCCAATAATCTGGAGTAGGTACCCCACCGTCCCGCACTGCCTGGGCGTGCAGGGGCAGAAATTCGCTACTGACGGAGAGAATGTTCTCCTCTTCGGCGTAGAGGTCCGTACCGCATTCGTGACAGATTTCTCTGTACTGCGTTAAAGTTTCACAAGCATCCGCCAAATCTCTGATTGTAATGTCCATGGTGTGTCTCCTTTTTATTTAATCTACAAGTAAATGAATTAAATGTCAAACTAAATCTTCGCGTACCGGTCGCAAGCATTCTGGTAGTCGAGGTGAAAAATACCGACAGAGTACTTCAGGGACCGGATACTACACTGAACAGACAGTTCGTATTCTGCCCGCTCAAACAGGCTGACCGAATCAGCGTAGCAAATCTGGGCGCTGCCGTTCTTGCCCGCGTGAGTAGCGCAGAGGCGAAACAGAATGGGAGCTAGGTTGGAGTATTGTTTGTTTTCCATTGTGCTGTGTCCTCTAAATTAATTGCAATCTCAGTAGCCAACTAGGGTGCCCGTGAGGGCAAACCCCATCGGGTTCCACTGTACATCCGTCGGTGGCATCACACACGCCATCGAAAATCCACTCCTCAAGCTGTTCCTCGTCGGGCTCGTCTGTTTCAATCGGTGGCCACTTCGGTTGGTTCGTCATAAAAAACACCGTACAACCCCCCAAACTAAATGTCAACTATATCTTTTGGAAGCGCAATCTTTTGCTTATGGCTGCCCCTACGGATAGAGTATACGTCCTCAAGCGAGAGACCTCTACCCGTGGTGGCACGGACGCCGATGAGGCCGAATATCCGACAATAATCGACCCAACCGAGGACGGTCTGGTAGCTCAGGGGTTGTTTCTCCAGCCTCCTGGAGGTCCAGAGGACGAAAACGTGTACCTGGCTAGGGACAGTTCCGGGAATATGTTTTTTCGAGATTCGGACCATGGCGCAGAGTTTGCGTTTGGGAAATTCCTAAAGGAATACGGGTCCGCGCTATCGGCCTCCCAGAGTGACACTACAGCTACCACGTTCCAGCAAAAATTACGACTCACTGCGACAGCCGTGGCAGGTACCTATTTGCTGTGTTGGTATTGTGAGGCGGCCGTAAATCAGGCCAACAAGGTGTCGAATATACGAGTCCAGGTAAACGATGCCACCACACTAGGAGTGTCTACTATCAGGCCGAGTGGACCGGCCCTGTGGGAGTCCCAGTCAGGATTCCAGCGACTGGTCCTTACTGCCTCTAGCCACAATTTCGACCTGGACTGGAACTGTAACGTGGCTGGTTATGTCTCCTCTATTCGTGCCGCCAGACTAGTTCTGGTTAGGGTTGCTTAAATGCCTCAATATACTTACATTCACCCTGCCGACTTCCCGAGCGGATTAAACCTAGTCCAGCTCCAAGCTGAAATCACGGCCTCCGTAGGAGTGGCCCATGACCCCAACTTTATCAACTGGGACTACGGCACAAATGACGTAATTGTTGATTTTACAGCAACCCTGACAGGAGGGGAGGAAACCGCCCTAGACGGAGTTATAGCGGCCCACGTCGCTCTAGAGGTCGACAGTAATATTCAGGACATCCAATCTATCATGTTGAGTCTCGAAGGTACCGTGATGTACGTAGGCGACGGCGATATATTGTTGACCCCATAGGTAAGATTTTTAATGCTTCATAAAAACGTACAAAGTGACAACAACCACGGGGTTTTCTCCCTGAGTTTTGCCAATAGCGCGGACAGAACTGCCTTCACGAACGAGACCAACGGTAACGAAAACGGTGCCGACCAGGTCGGCAAAATCGCAGTACAGACCAATACTGGTACTATGTGGATATTGACCGACAACAGCCCCCTTACCTGGGTAGAGCTAGGAGCCGCAGCCGCTGGTGGAAACATATACGGGCCCGACTTTGCTGATGGTTTTTCCATGCGCGAGCCCTTCATCGTAAGGTCTGCGAACGGGTTTTTTACCGGCGGGAAGGACTCGGCGGGCAGTGGCGGTGGTTTCGAAACCGCTCTCACCGACTCTGTAGCTCCGCTCCATCAGGGAGTCGTGCAGCAGTGGTTGACAGCTACGGGGCACGTCTGGACCAGTTCCCAAGATGGCAACGGACAAATGATCATACCGGCACCGGCTGACGGTACTATCAGGCTCAAGTGGATTTGCAAGGTACCTCTACTATCGACCGCTACGGACACATTCGTCACGCAGTGGGGGTTTTCTCAGGACCCTCATTTGTCGTACTCCAATTATTGGGTGACATGCAAATACACCCACAGCACTAACTCAGGGCAGTTCCAACTGGAACTGAAAAACAATGCGACCCCTACAACTGTGAACACGTCATTTACCCTGGTCGCCGACCAATGGATTTATTGCGAATTGGTGCTAGTGGACGACTCAGTGACCTTATATATTGATACGTCTCTCGCTACGCGCACGCTGAGGGCCACGGCAACTACGGGAATCCCGACGGCTCAAATGTGTCCAGTTTTTTACGCGAATATCACAGCGATTGTGGAGCCCGCCATCGCCACGCTGAAATTAGATGACGTGTTCTTGACCTATGAGTTGGCCTAGACGATGTTTTACTTCAATTCTGTAACTAGAGAAAACCCCATCCCGTCCCGGAGTTCTAAGTCTCCCGACATAATTGAACTGGACCCCGCCGCTCGAAAAGGCTCCCCAGAAGGGGCCCTCTTCGACAGTTTTCGTGCTCTCTGGGATAGCCGAGTCCCCTCTTATTTGTGGGTGCTCCGAAATGGAGTCCTGTCCGAGGCCGTCGGTGAGGACAGAGAGGCCTTCGTACTTGAGAAGCTGAATCTCGAAAAGAAGAAACGGCAATCCGAAATAGACAAGACGACCTCGGCTTTAATTTCTCTAGGGTTTGAGTCCCCCGCCGGTTCGGGAGTTCGTTTTTCGTTTTCGCAAAACGCTCAAATCAACTACACGAACATTTTTATCCACGCGTCGTCGGAAGCTAGGCTTGGCACTAATTTTGGGATTATACAGTGGCCGATTAAGCAGAATTCCAAGGACGACCAATCAAACGTAATTCTAAAAAACGCAGAAGAAGCCATCTCTTTCTATGGCGATGCCTTGCGTAGATGGCAAACCATTCTGACCGTGGGTAGCAATCTTAAGGAGCAGGTCAGAAACTCAACAGACATCTCGGAAATATTAGCGATTGTAGATGGTAGATAAATGAGTTTACACAAAACTACAACCTCGGCAAATAACCACGCCCCATGGCGTAAGGTGTTTGCGAACTCAGCCGCACGGACGGGAGATGTCGGTCCGTATACAGTTACAGACGTATCGACGCAGGTAACGGCTATTCAATCAGACGACCGTACTATGTGGGTGTTGACTGATGAGTCCCCCATCACCTGGACCGCAATTGGTGGCGGTAGCGGTGGACTTACGCAGTCTCAAGTACTAACACGAGGGTTGGGGGCTTAATGCTAATTATCAAAAGTACGGATACTATTCGAGCAGTCCTTGGTGGCGTGGTTGCAACCACACAGCCCATCGCATTCTGCTGCTTCCGCGATATCGACACGGCCACCTACACAGCGGACAATCAGACAGGGGTCCTGAACAACACCACGCTGGTGGATATATTGACTGCGCCTGCTGCTGGGTTTCGGCGTGTTATAGATTTTTTGTCAATCGTCAACTCGGACTCGGCAATAGTGTCCCTTACCGTCACTGTCAACGCTAACGGTACACCCAGACAGGTATGGAAGGGGACGCTTCCGCCGGGCGAGACAGTTCTGTACGCCGAGGGAGTAGGTTGGCAACGCTTGAATGCGTCAGGCTTGTCTATAACTTCTGCAAATTCAGGTCTGGTCGACATCCAATCGTCTGTCGTGAGCGGAGCTGGCACGTGGACCAAACCTACGTTGTGGGACGCCACGTGGACCCGCGTCGTGCAGTTCGGCGCAGGCGGAGGCGGAGGCGGAGGCTCATCACAGACCGGCGCCGCAGCGCGCCAGGGTGGAAGCGGTGGAGGGGCAGGGGCTAAAATAGATACCACGTTCAGGACGGTTAATCTCGCAAGTACCGAGCCCTTCTCGGTTGGCGCTGGTGGCGCATCGGGAGCTGGTGGCGCATCGGGAGCTAGCGGTACTGTTGGCAGTGCGGGCGGCCCGACTACGTTTTCGGCGGGCACCACCCTACGTTCGGCGTTTGGCGGTGGTGGTGGTCAGCTAGGGAATAACTCTCTGCTCGCCGGTGGTGGTGGTGGTGGTGGTGGAGTAGGCGCTGTTGGAGCAGCGGGCACCGCTGCTGGCGGTGCGGGCGGTGGTCCTGGCGCGGCGTCGCTGACATCGAATAGCGGTACGGGTGCGACAGGTGGCGCAACCGGGAGCCCTGGAGGTAGCGCCGAGTTTGGCGGCGGTGGCGGTGGCGGACACACGAACACGCCTGCAAACGGTACAGGAGGCAGCTCCATGTTCGGCGGTGGTGGTGGTGGTCAAGGTGGTGGCACGAGTACGGGACCGGCACTCGTCAACGCAACGGCAGGCGGCTCTTCGGGAACCCTTACCGCAGGAACTGGTGGTGCTGCGGGCACCTCAGGGGCTGCACCTACGGCAGGAGCGGCGGGTACTAACGGCAGCATGAGTGTTGGCGGGTTTGGTGGTGGCGGTGGTGGCGGAACAATTACAGCGAGTACGACCGGCGCAGCAGGTGGCAATGGCGGTGACCACGGTGGCGGTGGCGGTGGCGGTGGCGTGGGCTCTAATGCCAATGCTGGCGGTGCGGGCGGTGTGGGTGGAGTAGGCGCGATTTACATAATCTCAAGTAGATAACGATGCTCGTCGCCCCTCTCAACGAAATCGTCCCTCTCCGGATGCTGGCATCCGACGGCGGCGAATCCCTGTTTGGGCGAATAAATCTCTACAATTCGGCCGGGGTTCTGGTCAGCTCTTTATCTGCCCTCCATTTGGCCGAGGGATTATACAGCGCAACCTGGACTCCCGCCATAGAGGGACTCTATACGGCTGTTGGGCAATTTTTTTTTGACTCTCTTTTCACCATAGATGCTGATTACGAAAAAACTATGGAAGATGTCGATGTCTCAACGCTGAAGGCCAACATCATCCGCCTGCTCGGACTAGTGCAGGAAAATACCGTAATAGACAATCAAGTCTATGACTTGCAGAGCAATCTGACGGCAGCTAGAATCCGTACCTACAACTCCAAGACCAACGCTCTAGCGTCTGGAGTGACGGGGCTTGTGGCTTCCTACGGCATGACTGCCGCCTACAGTTCGGGGAGGTTGGTGGATTACAAAGTAGTGAGAGACCTGTGAACGCGACTAGTCTCATCACTAGGGGGTATGTTTGCCCTACGTTGGAGCAAATAGTCTATCAGGTCCAATTACCGCCTGGTGAGAGTCAGAATCTTCTGAGTAGGGCCTTACAATTGCCATTACCTAGTTCGATGACCGAAGCCAAGGGGATTTTTCAATCGGATGTCATATTCCGCACCGCTCTAGTCATGGCGATTGCGGACATGCGCGCCAACCCTTGGCTCCTGGACCATGTTTTTGCGTCACTCATTCAAGATGAACAGACAGCTAGTTCGTACGGTGAAAAAGAACGGCAGCGAGCCAAAGACTGGTTTTTGAAAACTGCTATCCCTGTCGTGTTGGATTATCGGTTCGAGGACATGGAATATGCCATGGTCTCGATTTCACTAGTAGAGTCTTCCGAAGCAGAAAATACTCTAGGAGACATACACTATATTCCACAAGAAGAAGTGGAAGCGGATTGGCCTCCTCTCTCTGGTGCCTTCAGTCCTACCGCCTATAGTCCCGCCACCGGTATCCTTAGATTACCTACATCTGTATCGGACCAACTTATCGTAGTCGCCGGGATGGTAATCGTTGACAAAGTCGGACGAACTCACGAAATCCAATCAATTATCGACAAAAACACCGTAGTAATCACCCCAGGGACGGTGGCAGATTTTAGCAACTCAATCGTCAAGGGTCAGAAACCCCGATTGCTACAGGCGGTAGAGTCCTTGTCGTTCAAGGAGTCGTACCGAATTGGGTGCCACGTCCATGGCGAACCTTTCCACCTGACCTGGCTACACTCAGTTATCTCGTTTTGCTTGCTGCGTTATAAGCAGGCTCTCCTAGAGGCTCGTGGATTTGAGCGGTCTGTGATGAATTCTACCCCGTTCGCGAAAAATGAGGCGCTAGGAATAGAGAACTACTGGACGAGGTATATCAATATCACCGGATTCGTCAGGAACTACTGGCCCAAGGTCTTGTCCGAACGAATTACGTCCGTCTCTACTAATGGTAGCGACGGCTTGCCAACATTATTGGTTTCACAAGTAGGGAACCTTTCCGAATCTTACAAACAAGACCCATCAGACCTCGAATCCGAGTGGATGGCACAAGACGGAATCGGGTTACCAATTACTTAGATGCCACTTATTTTAACGTACATTCTCCCTTAAGGTTGCTTAAATGCCAATTATCGCACTTCACTCAAAGTCTATCGGTCCGTTCCTCGGGACAGGAGCGTATTCAATCGTTTCCGCTGGGCGTAACTTAAACAACGCTATAGATAGCGAAAAGTCGGACGAACAAATCGCACAGAGACACTCCAGTCTACAGAGCGATTTGGATACGGGCGGGTATCACTACACCCCGGTAAAGGGTCACTACGGGGGAGAGGAAAGCTCCTTTATTGTCCATACTCCTAATTCCACAGCTATGAATGAGCTAGGGAAGAAATACAATCAAGACTCTGTTATCCACAGCGCACAGGGGGCGAACAAGCTTCAGTTTGTTACCGGCCCTCATGCCGGTAAACACCATGCAGGCAAGGGATACCAAGAACTTCCAGATGCTTCAGACTACTACTCGGTCGTCAACACGTCCGACGGAGAAGCCAAGAAATTCAGTCTCAACCTCGACTTCGACAATCTGCACGACGAGACAGTCTCCAAAAAAGAGATTGCAGAGATGTTAATAGTAGCTCTCAAAAAAGCCATGAATAAGTCGTACTAGTCCCCGCTGGGAAACAATTTTTGTAGCGTTAACCTCAAACATAATCATATAGATACTACGGACGAAGAAATCATGTCAGAGAATATATCTAAAAAAGAAATCGCACTAGGCCTAGCAAAGGCTCTTCGGGAAGCTGTGAGCCGTATAGAACTAGCCTCCAATAAAGAGGCTTTTGGAGTCAAGAAACTCAGCAAAAACATGGGCGGAGGGTTCCCTGGATTGGGGAATCAGGTTCCTATGGCTAGAGGCGAACCAGAAGCTGACGAATCGTCAGATGGTGGTAACGACGGGGACAACTGCAAAGCCTGTAACGGGCGCAACGAACATCTTGGTTCGTTGGGCAACCGGATTCATTTTCTTTGCAAGGGCTGTGGACTCACTTCGTCTAAAGCTCACGATGAGCATGTTCAGAAAAAGGAAGTGCTGCCCGGCGATAAAAAGTCCCAAGTGGTCGTCGCTGAAGGTAGCGGCGGCGGAATTATCAAAAAGAGTTTGACCGAAACGGACCTAAAATCCGTTGGCAGTATGAAGGCTCAGGCTTCCGCTTCTCCGGTCCGCCAAGGTGCGGGTATGCAGGCTACTAAAGCAGCGGCGAGCAAACCCCCACTCCAAAAAGATGCGATGGACGTTGCTGTAGGCGTAGGCGCCAGGAGCCCCATGCCTGCCGGTCGTCCTAAACTGCCCGGTATGACTCCTAGTCGTTCTGTCAAGCCTGCAACGCCTAACGCCTCTGTGAGCGCAGAACAGAAGCCCGCTGCGTTTATTCGTAAGCCTGTGGGTGAGGTCGCAAAACAGCCTGACTCTTCTGAAATTTCTGCCGCTGAAAAAAAAGCTGCTGGAATTGGATTCCTCTCTAATTTGATTTCAAAGTTTCGCGGCACTGGTAATAAGACGTGGTCGGACCTGCGCGGCGCCGGTACTGTTTCAGCGGGCAAGGCCGTTAGTCGCATGGGGGCCCGTATGGCCCTCGCGGAAACATCTCCATCTCAGGTTCAAAACGAACTAAAGGGTTTTAAATCCTTGGCGGGCGGAGCCCCAAACCAACCCAAGGCTGGTGGAACCGAACTAAAGGGGTTTAAATCTCTAGTTCATAAGGGTGAAACGTCTCCATCTCAGGTTCAAAACGAGATGAAAGGGTTTAAGTCCTTGGCGGGCGGAGCCCCAAACCAACCCAAGGCTGGCGCCGGAACCGAACTAAAGGGGTTCAAATCTCTAGTTCATAAGGGTGAAATGCAGAAAGACGAAAAAGGGATTCCAGCGGCCCCTAAGGCTCCTGGCGCTCCTGCTCCTGCGACGGCTACCCCTAAAGCGCCTAAAATAGCTCTCACAGGTCCAACAGGAGCGAAAGGCGCAAGCCAAAGTAACGCGGCTCCCCCCTCGGCCCCGGCGATGAAGTCCGAAGGCAAGAAATAATTTTAAGTTTTAAGATTAAATAAGGAAAGATAAAAAATGCCCCAGCAATACGTAACAGATTCCGGCGTCCTGATTATTCCAGGTGCCTACCCCAAAACCAACGTCGCCAGTAACCCAGGCGGTATTGCTACTACTGGGATTTTGATGGTGGTCGGCGAAGCCCAGGGCGGCGCGGACTACTCTCAAGAGGAAGACCTGAGCCTCAACTCCTACGGCCCCGACCAGATTAGTGATATCACTGCTAAATACGGTTCCGGTCCACTCGTTGACGCATTCCGTCTAGCTGTGGCTGCGTCAAACGATGCTGGCATTGTTGGGTCTTTTAGCCGATTTATTCCCGTCAAAACCAACCGGTCCGTCTCAGCGACAGGAACTATTCCTGCGATTGGTGGCGGTAATTATGCAAATATCCTTGCCAAGGTGTCCGGAAAATCCGGAAACCTCATTACTCGTACTCTGACGGCGGCGTCCTCTGAGGTTGTCCCTACCACGGGCTCGGCAATTATTGCGTCTCCTCAGGTCAATACCAATATCGAATTCAGAGTCAATGGTGGAGCGGCAGTTACTGCCTCTCTGACTGCTGCTGATATACCGTCCGCAATTCGGACGGCTATCGACTCCTTGACAGGTGTCGCGGCTAGCGGTGGAGTTAGTCGTAACGTGATTACTGGAGTGGCTGGCAGCTTGACAGTTGCCATCGTCTCTGGATTTACCGTCACTATTACAATCACTGGTGCAGCGTACGCCGCTCTCCCTACGGTTGGAGATATCCTACTAATTCCGACGGGCTCCCCGCTCGCTACGGCGAACGAAGGTACCTACGCAGTGACTGCCGCTGCTGGCGCAGTCATCACGGCCCGAAAGGTCCTAGACGCATCTGGGGCTGGCTCTACTCTGACGGCCCCTTCTGCTGAAGGTCCTATCGTCATCTCGGCAATTACAGACCTCCGGGCATTTAGCCCCATCGTCATTTCCAATGAAGCTGGCGTAGTTGTTCCTGGGCTCGGCAAGAGCTTGGAAATTGCGAACACTTCTACTGGGTCGTTCTCGGATATCGCGTTCAGCGCGTCCGGCGTAGCAGCCACCTGGGTCTCTACCTCGGTCCTGCCTGTTAGCATCGCGTCGGGTACGGAATACTCCGTCAATGTCAACGTAGCTCGCCAGACAGACGCCATCTCCGACAACGTTATATCGGGCGGCAGGGTAGTACTAGCTATCGGTTACACCGGCACTACGGCCAGTGCAGTCATTGCAAGCGGTGTCCTGACGATTACCGTCACAGGCGGTGCAGGAGCAAATCAGACGATTACTCTGAGCGACTACCCCACAATAAATGACCTTGTGACATTTATCAATACCTTTACGGGCTATTCGGCTGCGGCCGGAAATGCCACACTAGGTCAAGGAGCGTCAACGGCGTTGGACGCAGGCACTTACACCATCGCGAACCGACATGGGGCGAGAAATGGCCGCATTAAGTCCGACGGGGCAAGTTTCCTCACGGACGTAAATACCGGGAATATTCTCGCCAACGTCGCGGCAATTTCTCCTGCTACCCGATTAGTCGGTCTGCCGGATGTCTCCAGCCTTGCATTTCTGTCCGGTGGCAGCAAGGGCGGCACGACAAACGCGAACATCCTAGGGGCTCTAGATGCCCTGGCCGGAGTTCGAGGGAATTTTATCGTCCCCTGCTTCTCCCGGGACGCAACGCTGGATATCGTCGACGGTCTGACGGAGGCTACGTCTAGCTACACGATTGACTCCATCCATACCAATGTCCGGTCACACGTACTCTCGATGAGCAGCTTCAAAAAGCGTCGGCCTCGTCAAGGGTTTTTGAGCACCAAAGGGACATTCGCCGAATCGAAAAACAAGGGCGCTAATATGGCCTCGGGCCGTCTCTCGATGTCGTTCCAGGATGTCCGCGACACTAACTCGGCGGGTAACCTGGTGCAGTTCCAACCCTGGGCTAAAGCGGTCAAGGCTGCTGCGATGCAGGCTGCTGGTTTTTACCGACCCATCGTCAATAAATTCGTCAACGTTTCTGGAGCAATCCAGGCTGCTGGCGATTTTAATGACCAAAATGATACCAACCTCGAAGACGCCTTGTCGTCGGGTTTGCTCATTATTACTCGCGACGAGGCTGGCGGATATCGCTGGGTTTCGGACCAGACTACGTACACGATTGATGACAATTTTGTGTACAATTCTATCCAGGCAGTCTACGTCAGTGACGTGATTTCGCAAACGACAGCACGTCGAATGGAAAAAGCGTTCGTGGGACAGTCGGTAGCTGATATTAGCGCCAGCCTGGCTCTGACAACCCTAGAATCAATCATGATTGACCTAGGTCGTCTAAAGCTGATTGCTCCGTCGTCCGATGCTGGACGGGGTTTTAAGGACGCCAAAATCAAGATTTCTGGCGGAGCGATGGTTGTGTCCGTGACAGTCAAACTGGCTGGAGCAATCTACTTTATCCCAATCACCTTCTTGGTCACCCCCGTACAACAGTCGGCTGGCTAGTAATAATCTATAAGATACCAAATGTTCACTAAAGTAGGAAATAAATAATGGCACCTCCAAAAGTTATGAACGGCGCCCGAGCCACTGTCGGCTGGACTGTCGGCGGCGAGGGCGGTGTAGCTAAGCCAACAATTGTTGGCCTGTTTACGAACATCAGTTACGGCGTCACATACGACGTGCAGCCTGCCTATATCCTAGGTCGGTATACGGCGGCTGAAATTGACTATACGGCGGCTGAAGTTGTGAATATCACTGCTTCGGGATGGCGTGTTGTTGATAGCGGCTGGCATAAGGCCGGACGATTACCACGAGTACAAGACCTGGCTACTGCCGAGTATATCGAGCTAGTGGTCACCGACCGCCAGACGGGTAAGCGGATTGCGATTATCCGCAACGTCAGACCTACGTCGGTTTCGGGAGGGTTTTCAGCCCGCTCACTGTCGGAGTCTAGCCATACCTTCGTTGGTATTTTGGTGGACGATGAAGAGGCAGAGGAGGGCGTTACGAATTTCGAGGGCCCCGGCTCGCCAAGCTTCCCGTAACTCCTTGCTTAGCCTATCAATGCCTCCTTTAATGGGGGCATTGCTATTTATAGCGGTACTCTTTGAGTATTGTGCGGGCTTTGGTTATCGCGTCGATAAACTCGACGCCTCCGTTGCATTTGCACAGCTCTTCGGTGGCACAGTCCGAAGTGCCGTCCGTAGATGTAATATTACACCAGGCCCGGACAACATTCTGTAACACTGTTTTTAGCTCGTTATCGTTTTTTGTCATCGTTCCCTCTCATTATAGGTGGAGTAATACAAACGCCAGGACCGTGCCGACAACTATCACTAGATACAGTCGCGAGATGTTTTCGTCGTTCATTTCAGATGCTCTTGTGCCCATACGCGCATCCGCACCCATCTTTCTGATGGGGTCTCTGGGCCGAGGGCTCCGTCGTCGTTTTCGTGTGCGACCTCGCAAGCTATCATCCAGGGGATACCAAGCACATACCCAGCCTCCTGCGGGTCCTCGTAGTTTAGCCGACCGGGGTTTTCTATTCCTCTCGCCTTCGCGACCGCGCCCAACGCGCAGCATTCCCCACTATCCTCGTCCACAAATATGACTTCTGCCAGCTCGCGCTGGGGCATTGCGTCGAGTGACGCAATCATTTCGCGTAAAAACGCTTGACCTCGTTTCCCACCGATTGACCGGTCGACATTTGCCCGGTACAGTTCTAGGTATTCGCAATCTTCGGAATATCCACTTCGACTCATTGTGTCTTCTCCTCGTCACGCAGCACACAGGGCGTTGCTGCTACCATGATTTCTATCAAGGCATCGGCCATCCTCTCAGCGGCCCCCTTTGTGCGGGGTACGTTGGCGTAACACGCGAAAGCGAACGTAGATGCCCAATAGGCATATGACTCGCAGTCGTCGTAGCTGTCCCCCTCGTGGAGGTATGAGGCCACGGCTGTGTTGGTAATCCTGTCGGCCGCATCTTCTTCAGCACAACTTGGCTCGTCACCGGCAATTCGGCGCTCAAGCAGCGCCGCCATTTGTTCCGTGTGCAAAACACCGGCATCCCGAAGCTCGACACGCAATAACCACACGCACCATTTAGTCCACACGTGCGTGGTGTCAGCTCCAGGCGTGAGCGCGTTCGCCACACGACCAGGCCAATCGAGTGACAACTCTCCTGGTAGTAGTTCGTGGAGCTGACCAACCAGGTTGGCTACATCTACCCCTTCATTTTTTGTATTGTTTCCCGTGACCAAATCTGCATACACTTTACGGTCCCAGTCGTGGACGCTGCACCTAATTGCGCCACCGCGCTTACCATCCCATCCAACGGCCTGGATTATTTCGCCTGCTGCTCGATGCGCGGCGATGCGGGCTCTTATTATTTCGTGTTGGCCGGTTGCCCATGCGGTCATGCTCATTTTCATTGTCTCCTTTTACGTAGGCACATGTCAAGAAAAGCCCGCTTGTGCGGGCCCTTCATTCCCTATTTATGCCGTATTCCAGCGCGAAGAGCAAGAAATAAATGTCATTTATTTTTTTTCATCCCATATCACGGGGCACACAGGGCAGATATCGGTACACGACCCGCACAGCGTGCAAGCAAAGGGCAAAGAGCGATGCTCACCCACCGCAGCCAGTTGCGCGGCCAGTTTATCCCGCTCGGCCGTACAGTCTCTGAGTTCTTTGCGCAACTCACTAATGATTACC